TTCATTTTAAATGTTCTTATGATTAACTTACACTGTTCTGCTTCCTCTGGACTTCTTGGTGTCATCTTAAAAGAGAATCTAAAGTTCCTTAATGTAGGACTATTGAACAACAACTCCATGTTTGGGTTGAATATTTGTCCTGATTGTCTTGCCAGTAGTTGATTTACTGATACATTACCACCAAAAGCACCTACGACACCAGTTGCTATTTTAGCATTAAATAATGTCCTTAAATTATTACCATTTATATCAGATGCTCTGAAAGCTTCCATAACTGCATCTTTAGTTGCTTCACTCGCAGCACCCAACCTTTCGAGAGGTCCTCCTCCACCAGGTGCTGTAAGTGCGTCTGCTGCATCAGTTGTAACATCAGTGGCTGCTTGAAGAGCAGCACCAACGACACTATTCATTTTACTATCACCATAACTTACACTATTTCCATCTTGAACTTGAGATGGTATTTGTAATAATACTGTGCCTTTATTAACTAATGATTTTGTTGTTAATCCAAAAGGATTTCTTCCTCTTGAAGGTAATCTTCTTGTCCCAACACGACCTATTAAGTTTTGTTGATTACCACTTCTTTCTCTTGCTGATTCATATTGATTGATATCAATCTGCAGATAATCTGTTTTTTCTGTTAATGCTTCATATGGATATCTTAATACACCACCTCGATCTCTATAAGTTCTTTTAAGTTTTTCTCCCCTAAGTGATGTATCTCTGTTAGATTTTTTTTCTTTGTATTTTGGTAAAGATTCGTTATTCGCAATCGCTTTTTTTACTCCTTTTTGATATCCTTCGGACGCATAAAACTTTTCTTGTGCAGAGTAATCTGGTGGTAAACTAGACATACCACCTTTTTTTGGTTTATTATTTGCTTTTATCGTTTCTTTTCTTGTAGGAAATTTTCCCCCTTCAGCAAGAGTTTTGTTCGCTTTTTTTTGTAACTGAGGATTTTCGTAAAAATTGGGCATCTATATCGACCTACTTTTTTATCTATTTATACGAAACTTAGCAAAAGGTATTGTTCGCAGTGATTCAACCTCAGTTGAATTGACAATATGGAGGTTTCCAATCACTTCCTGCCATGTATATTGACGCACATTACCCCAGTGAAAGTTAAGTCCTTTGAATCCCCAGTTGAATACATCTGTAACTGCGACAAGAGGAAACTCATCATACTGAATATTAGGTGTCTTTGGTTGATATACAAAAGTATAATAGTTTCCTGCTTCAGGAACTGTCTCTGTTTCTGGAAGTGCTTCAAGTATTTCTACCATCAAATCCTCAGGACTTTCAATCCCAATTAAATTATCTGCGATCTCTGCGATTCTGTCCATTATCGAATACCTAACTCACTCTCAGTCAATACTTTGAACTCTAACCTACGATCCTTACAGTATTCTGTCGCTGCTTCCCATTTTGCTTGGTTCTTCGCATATTCACAGACTTCACGAACGTACGCTTTCGTTTTTCTTTTTTGTACCTTTGGTTCAATGCATTGCTTCATTGGTTTAATTTCAATCACATACTTTTTAACTTGCCCAGTGCTTTCTCTAACTTTGATATAGAAATCTGGAAAGTATTTGTGAACACGATTATCGATAGGAGACATGTAAGGAATAAAGAATTCTTCACTTCCCCACTCTAAAATATTCTTGTTTGTGTCACAGTATTTCATGAATTTAAGTTCCCATGAAGAGCGATATATTATGTTCGTATAATCGCCTCGATACTTCTTCGGAACCCTTGGTCTGAATTTTCCTTTGTAAGTCATCTAAATAGAAATAATAAAAGACTCATATAAGGTATTTAGAGTGGCAGGGTTAGTATCAAGAATAACAATGCAGGATGTCAAGGAGAAACTTGGCAAACTGTCTATAACAAATCAATATCAAGTTAATTTTTCATCACTGAAAAAAACGATAACAGATTATCTTGAATCGATTGGTTTGGATAATGCGAAAGAATTTCTATCAAGGGATGCAGGAATATTTTGTTCTGAAGCATCTTTACCAGCAAGTGCTTTTGCTACAGGTGAAGTCAAGGATAATTTTATGGGTATTCCACAGGAGTTTGCTCATACAAGATTGTATACTGATATTGACTTTACTTTTTATGTGGATCAAGATTATACTCTACTTCGTATTTTTGAAGGTTGGATGGATTATATTGCAAGTGGAGCAGATACTGATGGTGTCGGACCAGGTCAAAGAGGTTTCTACAGAAGATTCAAGTACCCAAATGACTATAAATGTGATACAATGAGTATAACAAAGTTTGAAAAGAATCTTGGAAGAACTTTACTTTATGAATTTGTAAATGCTTTTCCAAAATCAATTACACCAATACCTGTTACTTATGGAACTGCAGACTTATTAAAAGTCACAGTTAGTTTCAACTATGATAGATATGTTGTAACAAGAAGTTAAAATTACCTCTATAAATAAATTTACTGAAGTGTGAAAACATTATGGCATTACCAAAAATTAATACACCAACTTATGATCTGACATTACCATCAACTGGCAAGAAGATTAAATATAGACCTTTTCTGGTAAGAGAAGAGAAAATACTGATTATAGCATTAGAGACAGAAGACATGGCTCAAATTACAAATGCTGTTGTTGAAATATTGAATGACTGTATTCTTACAAAGGGGGTTAGTGTTAATAAACTTGCTACTTTTGACATTGAGTATTTGTTTTTAAATGTTCGTGCAAAATCAGTTGGCGAAATAGTTGAAGTTAATATTACATGTCCTGATGATGGGAAAACATCAGTACAAACTGAAATTAATGTTGATTCAATAAAAGTTCAAAAAATTAGAGGGCATAAGAACATCATCAAACTTGATGACCAATACTCAATGAAACTTAAATACCCTTCAATTACTGAATTTATTGAAAGTAACTTTGAATCTGGTCAAGATGGTAGTGAAGGAAATGATATTGATAAGTCTCTAACTATGATAACATCATGTATTGAAATGATTTACGATAAAGAAGAAAGTTGGGATGCATCAGATTCATCACAAAAAGAATTGGAAGAGTTTATCGAACAACTCAACAGTAAACAATTCAAAGCAATTGAAAAGTTTTTTGAGACAATGCCTAAACTATCTCATAAAGTCAAGGTCACAAATCCAGTCACCGAAGTGGAATCTGAAGTAGTATTGGAGGGACTGGCAAGTTTTTTCACCTAGGTATGGCTCATACAAATCTTGAGTCATACTATAAAGTTAATTTTGCCTTAGTTCAACATCATAAATACTCTTTGACTGAAGTTGAAAACATGATCCCTTGGGAAAGGGAAGTTTATATTACATTATTAAAACAGCATATTGAAGAAGAAAAATTAAAACAACAACAAAGTAATGGATGAATCTTCTCCCGTTTACGAAAATTTTATGAATAAGATGTCTACTATGGGTAGTAGACCGAAGATAAACAGAACCACCTTTAATATAGGTGCGAATGTTTTGGAGAGAAGAGTTGCGAACAATTCAAGAAAGATTACGATAATTAAAAGTATATTAAAAAATCAGAAGATTGATATAGGAGAGAAGTTAACAACACCTGAACCAGATAAAACTTCTGAAGTATCAAAAGAATTAGCATCAGTAAATGCTACATTATTAAGTATTGGAAATATTTTATCTACTGACTTTGCAAATCGAATTGCAATTGAAAAGGGGCAGAGTCAATTATTAAAAGCAGAAAAACAAAGAAGAAGACGTTCTCTTGCCGAGAGTGGTATTGAAAGTGTCAAGAAGATTGGTAAGGGTTTAGGTAAAATTACATCACCAATTAGGGAGGGTGGATCAAATATATTAAAGGCACTATCATTACTTGGACTTGGTGTTGCGGGGAATCTTGCTTTTGATTTTTTAAAAAGTGATTTTGGTCAAGAAAAAATAGGAGAGTTTTTTACTTTTCTAAAAGATAATTGGAAGTGGATGCTTGGAACTATCATAGGTGTGGGTGGAGCTTTGGCACTAGGTGGTATAATTTCAGGGATTGCTGGAATTGGTCTTGCGTTGAAAGCACTAGCTTTTTTAAAACCTTTACTTGCTTTAGCTGGTTTGGTTGGTATTGGATATGGCATATCTAAATTATTCCCTCGTAGAGGAGAAATGGACAAAGATCCAGAGGCAGTAGTAAATCAATTTGATTATACACAATCTTTCAAAGATAAAGATAATTTTCAACAGGAAGCAAAAAATCTTGCAAGAGAAAATTTAGAAGCAGCTGGTGGTAGTGGTATTGGAGTACCAGGATTGAATAAGGGTTTTAATCCTTTTAATCCATTTCCCACTAATCAAAATCTTGATAAAGAACTTATAAAAGAAAAAAATAAAAAACCAAAAATAACTGAGATCACATTACCAATTGAGAAATTAACTGGTAGAAATAAAATTGTCAATCCTGATTTACCAACAACAACTGATGTTCCATATGCAACTTCAATCAATTTAGAAAATGAATACATGAAAAAAACTCCAAAAATACACGGGATAAAACTATAGACTCATGGCATTACCTCTTTTACCATTAATAGCACCAGCAGTTGCAATCGGCAAAGGTATAGCTTCAGGAATTAAATCTCTTGGTAGTAAAAAAACTTCAGTTAAATCTGTAGTGAACAAAAGAGAGGAGCAAGTTAAAACTAAGATTTCTCCTAGTAGTTTGCCTTCCATATCACCAAGATACTATGAAAAACCAAAAGAGGCAAAGAAATCCACACCGAAAACCAGTGGTGGAAGTGTTAAGTCAGTTAAGATGACTGCAGAAAGTATTAAAAGTTCATTACTTAATCAAGATAAGTTACTAAAAACTTTAAAATCAAATAATGCTAAATTTGAAAAACAAGAGTTAGAAAGACAAAAACAAGCACGAGCAGTAAGTGGTTTAAAATCTGGTTTAAAATCTATTGGTTCAAAACTAACATCACCAATTAAAGGAGTTACTCGTGGAATTGGAACTGCAATACCTTTGCTCATAGCAGGAATTTTAGTTAATAGTCTTGAAGGAATAATAAGTGGTATTAGAAATTATTATGAAAAAAATTTAAAACCAAAAGTAGAGTTTGTTCAGAAAAAATTTGATCAACTCAGTAATTTTTTAGCTAATTTTAGTGGTGATAAAGAAAGAGTGACAAGAAATAGAGAAAAAGTGGATAAACAATTTGATAATTTAAAGAAAGTAATTGATGAGAGTAAAATAGAAGAGAGTGTTGATAAAATAAAAGAAATGTCTAAGAAGAAAGATTATAAAAAGATGAGTAAAGAAAATCAAGATAAACTTTTCAAAAAAAGTATGAAGGAGATTGCACCTGATTATGATTTTTCTAATTTGAATGATACTAAAAATGAAATATCATCATTACCTTTTGATATGAACATAAATACCGATACATCTAACATGTATGATGAAGATCTTCTTAATGAAGATTCAAGTGAAATTGTTATTGTTAATCGAACTTTAGTGGTTAGCGAATAGTAGGAGAAATTAATGTCAGGAAGTGCATCAAGAGCATCAATATATGAAAAAATGATTATCAGCAATGATAGTAA